TAAAAAGAGAGATTTTTAGGTGGTGGAGAATTTCCGGTGGGGGTAAAATGGAGGACTTGAAAAATGTGTTCGAATTAGAAAAAGTAGGTAATATTAAAATATTTAACATGAGTAAAAGAAAATCGGATAAAGTCGAGAACTTAAAGGTTACGATAAGGAGGATATTGCAGGAGAACGGGAAGTATTCGAATGAGATGTCGTATCAGATAGAATTGCTTGCATCGGACCTGTTAGTATTTAGAAGGATCAGAGAAAAAGCCTTAGATGAAAATACGAAGCTGATAGTCTTGGAAAAAAGCCGAGAGGGATTCGACAGGGAAAAGGAAAATCCGATATTCATACTCATGGCGAGATATGCGGACAGGGTGCGGAAGGACTTGCGGGCCTTGATGATGAATCAAGAGATCCAGCAGGGAGATGAGAACAAGGCAAAGGACGATGATGCACTTACTAAACTAATGGAGCAGCTGAGCGACAAGGACGATGAGTGATGAGGCTGACAGAAGGGAGGATACATGGAAGGGAGAATATCGGGAAGAGAATTAAAGGAGAAACATACAGGAAGGCTCAATGAGATAGACTTGGGAAGATATCAATTAGGAGGTATAGATGAGAGACTGGAGAAGTATGTGAAAGGAGTTAGGGATAATCCGGATGATCATAATTTGTATGAAGTGTTGGGGGTGTTGAAATTTCTAAGGTTGATGGACGAATACACTTTCAGAGCTTCGAAGGTAAAGAGGTTTGTCAAACTATATGAATCATTAAAATTCTCCGGGATGGACGGGAGGAAATGCTACAGGCTTACTCCTATTCAGTATTTCCAGTTTGCTTCAATATTAGGATTTTACCACTGGGAAGATGTGGGGAAAGCCGAGGGGGAATTGGATAAGCAGATAGGGAAGACAAAAAAAATAGAGGATGGGAGAATAATGGAATTAAGGAGGCTGGTGAGAGAAGCTATTCTATTTGTTCCTAGAAAATTTTCAAAAACAACGAGTACCGCATCGCTTGCGGTGAATGAATTGCTGTTCGGTGATACTAATGCGCAAGCATACACGGCTGCAAACTCCTATAAACAGGCTAAGATATGCTTTGAAGAAATATCGAAGATAATACGGCAGCTGGATAGTGAACGTAAGTATTTTAAATCAACGAGGGAGACGTTAAAATGGAAACAGAATAAGTTCGGGAAGGAATCTTTTGTAGAATGTCTTACAGGAGGCGGGGATACTAAGGATGGGCTTAATGCCTCTCTTGTGATTTTCGATGAATACGCACAGGCGAAGTATGTCAAGGATCATTCGGACGGTGCGGAATTACTACAGGTACTAACATCATCCATGGGTGTGCGAAGGGAACCGCTAACGATAATCATAACCACGGCTAGCAGAGTAGAAGACGGTCCGTTCGCTCTGGAGCTGGAGAACGCAAAAAAAGTATTGATGAATGAATATAGGGATGATTCACAATTTGCAAGTCTGTTTATGCCGGACGAATGGGAGATGGACGAGGAAAGTATGGGGAAACCGGAAGTATGGAGGAAATGTAACCCGCATATCGGAGTGACGGTGCAGGAGAATTACTACAAGCAAAGATGGGCGAAAGCGCAACATGATGCTGAGGCTATGATAGAATTTAAAACGAAATTACTGAATATATTCGTAGCCGGGGGAGTGAATGTATGGATATCGCAGAATCTGGCTAGATCTTTGGCTTCTGATTTTGATGTGGATAAAGTTGAAGGAAGACCGGACACGATGGTGGCATTAGACCTGTCTGTAAGTGATGACTTTTCAGCGGTGGTTTATAATATATATAGTCGGCCGTTGCGAAGTTTTTTTGTGTGGGCTGATTTTTACATACCAGAGGAAACGTTAAAAACACATCCGAACAAGGAACTATATAAATATTGGGCTGAGGCTGGGTATTTGAAAGTGTGCAAGGGGGCGGTTATAAGCGATTCGATGATAGTGGAGGACATTTTGAAGAGGAATAGGAAGTTGTGTATATTACAGATTGGGTACGATGCGTATAAATCACAGGAGGTTGTTAATGCTATAGCGTCAGCAATATCAGCCACAGGAGTAGATCCGGGTAGGATATTGCGTGCCGTTCCGCAAACATACGGTGCATTTACATCACCTGTTGAGACATTCGAACGTGCTGCAAAAATGAATCCGGCAAGAGTTAGGCTTGCGAATAATCCGATTTTATTCTACTGCTTCGGTAACTGTTATCTGGATGAAGACAGAATGGGAAATAAGAAGCCATTGAAAAGAAAATCAAATCTAAAAATAGATGGAGCTATAGCAACCTTGATGACTATATGGCTCTATAACAATTACGAGCAATAAACATTAGGAGACACGGGTAACCTTAAACATATTTTCGCTGGTATTAAGAAGGAAATATAATTGATAAATGATGTTTTTTTAATATGATAGGCGAATTCATGCAATTGTTTAGAAGAGAGGGGAAGGGTATTCCTGTAGCACCTGTTACCGGAGAGAAGACGGATACACCTGTTACCGGAGGGTCATATACGGAGAATGTAGTATATGCTAACACGGACGAGAAGGCGATGCGTATAGCAGCGGTATACCGTGCGGTGAATCTGATATCAAGCTCGGCAGCAGTATTGACATTGCGGTATAAGAGGAAGGACAGGGCGAAGGATTACTACAAGATATACGACTCGGGCGAGGGAAGGAAATTGAACTACCTGCTGGGGGTAAAACCTAATGAACGGATGAATTCGTACACATTGATGAAGTATTTGGTAGCAATGATGTTATTGAAAGGGAATGCTTACCTATATCCGATGAGGGATGCTCTAGGAAGCATACAGGCTATGTACCTGTGCTCACCGGGATCTGTGGTATATGATGTATACAGTAATACCTACATGATCAATGACCCGATTAACCGGATATATAAGACTGTGAGAGCGGAGGAGATCCTGCACTTTAAGAACATGTGCATGGATGGAGGGTATATGGGACGGTCCACAATAGCATACGTAAGGGATACGCTATCCATATCGTCTACGGCAGATAGAGAGACACTGAAAAGGTTCGCGACAGGTGGTAGATTCAAGGCGATCTTGCAGAATAACGTGAGTGTGAAGGGATTCGGGGAATATCAAGACAAGGAACTAGGGAAGCAGGGACAGGACTTGCAAGATGACATTAACCGTGGAGAGGACATACTGGTAGTAAGAGGAGACGGAACATTGACACCTATCAGCATGTCTACTGCTGATATGCAATTTCTGGAAATGGTAAAATTTAACTTGAGGGATATTGCAAGGGCGTTCAATGTGCCGCCTAGCAAGTTGATGGATGATTCGAATGCGAATTATAAGAGTGCGGAGATGAGTAATGTTGCATTCTATTCGGAGGCATTGCAGCCAATCATAACAGAAATAGAGAGGGAGTTTGCAGCAAAAATGCTGGACTACACTACATATATGGATTATAAATACACATTCGACCTCTCTGCACTGTACGCGCTGGACGTGGACAGTAAGGGTAAGGCAGATCAATCCCGACTGGGGACAGGCCAAGCAACTGTAAATGACATAAGACGGGAGAATGACCAAGCCCCGGTAGAGCAGGGGGATGATGTGTATTTGAGCACGAACTTGGCAAAACTGGGAAGCGAGAAACTGTCCGGTAAACAGCTACAGGATAATAACATGTAAACGATGGGTGTATGAGCGAAAAGTTGAGAATTGTATCAATGGAGGATCTGAAACTACAGATGAGGGTGGACTTCGAAGACGAAGACAAGTCGATATTGCTATACGGATGTGCGGCAGAGGATACGGTAATAGATATGACACGGAGGACGCTGGAAGAGCTGAACGGATGGGATGGAAGGGGATTCCCATCATCATTGAAGGTGGCAATATTGATGCTGGCATCCCACTTCTACAGAAACCGGGAACCGGTTTCTAGCATAGCTCAAAACATGGTGCCGCTAAGTATCGCTGTATTGGTAAAACCGTATGTAAAGTTATCGGAAAGGGAATAGTTATGTTACGGGCAGGAGCATTGAATGAGAGAGTGGATATATTGCAGCCGATGGTGACACGCGGTGAAATGGGGGATCAGATAGTAACATACCAGAAAAAAGCGACTGTATGGGCTTCGGTAAAATTTCAGAAGGGAATGGAGGCGTTGACGCTGGGAGAATCATGGATGACAAGGCAGGTTTTGGTAATGATGAGAAACAACAAGATCATAACAGAGAGGTGCAGATTGAGTTGGGACGGAAAGATGTACGGGATAGAGAGTTTGAATCGTTCGAGGAGTGACGGAAGTGTAACAATAACAGCATCGGTACTGGATGAGGACGATAAAAATGGGTAAGCCAAAACAGTCTATTAAAGGATGTATAGAGAGTGGTATTTAGCTGACTGTATGGTAATGACTACTATAGACGGACTATTAACGATATTAAAATGAAAGAAAAGGAGAAAAACAAACGGGAAGTGCGCACAATGACGGGAGAAAGGTTTGTCCCGAGGATACGTGAGGCGGCGGAAGGACAGAAGAGCAGCAGAACCATTGAGGGTTATGCTATTGTGTTTGGCGTGGAAAGCCGTATGTTGGTGGATTACTGGGAGGATTACAGGGAAATTATAGAGAAAGGTGCTATTACGGAGGAAGACTTGAACAGAATGGATATCAAGATGACCCTATGGCACAACCGGGAAAAATTGCTGGCACGAAGCAACCAAGGAAATGGAACATTGAAACTTACGGTTGACGAGACGGGTGTGAAGTACTCGTTTGAAGCACCGGAAACACCGGATGGAAATACCGCATTGGAGCTTGTCAAGAGGGGCGATTTGTCCGGATCATCATTCACCTACTGGAGTGATGAGAAAAGTTCTGTAAGATATACCAAGGATGGAGAAGGTGTATTGTTGAGGCATGTAAACCGGATAGATGAGGTGTATGAAATGACGATAGCAAGTGATCCGGCATACGTGGAAACGAGTGTGACAGCACGGGAATTGACTGACGCGGGGGTAAAGTTGGAAGAGGAAAGAGATGTAAAGTACACAGGGCCAGTAATAATGGAAGCGAAACGGATGGAACGGGAATCTTTGATGTATTAATTCAAATAGTTAACATATTAATTTTAGTTTGTATGAAAGAAGTAAAAAAAACGGTACAGGAGTTAATTCAGGAGCGGAATTCACTCCTAGCGAAGAGAGAGGCGGTTAATATCCGCATGAATGAGATAGCCGACAAAGCAAAATCGGAAAAGCGGGAATTGAGTGCGGAAGAGAATGTAGAATTTCAGCAGTTGCAAGCCGATTTCGGTAAACATACTCGTGAGATTCAGATGAACTTTGATATGGTAAACGCTCAGAAGAGTGCTGAAAAGGTAGAGAAAAGCAAGAATCAGATGTTGCGTGAGGCGTTGCAAGATATCGTTAACAGCTCTGGCGGAAAGAAGGAATTCGCGTTGAGTAGGGAATATACGGGAATGGACACATCGGATATTACCGCAGGTGGTATGATCCCATTAACTATTAAGGATATCCTTCCTCCTCTTGAAATGGGTCTTATTTTTGACAAGGTAGGTATTCCTGTGCAGACAGGCGTATCCGGAAATCTGCAATGGCCCGTATTGGGATCGGTTGAGGCAACAATTAAGGGAGAGACTGTGGAACTGACTGATGAATCGTTGGATCTGAGTAAGATTAACGCAAAACATGTAAGACTTGGTATTACTATCCCTGTGTCTAATCAGGCCATCAATGACAGTTATACGGACTTGGTGTCACTGATACAGGGACAGTTGAGAGCCGGATTATCACGAACATTGAACCGTGTGACATTCTCACATGAGAACTTCACAAGTGATCTTCACGGACCGTTTGCCGGAGCGAAGGCTAATGGAACTTTTGCCGCCGCCACTCCTACTTATAAAGAATTGCTGGGCATGAAGGGAGCGGTAGCAAGTACAGGAGTGGAGATGAACGGTTTCTGTTATGTGATGAGTGAGGCAATGAAAGCCACATTGGAAGCTACACCAATTGATGCAGGTAGTGGACGTATGGTGATAGAAAATGGTACCATCAATGGATATCCAGTATTTACAACAGAATATATTAATTATGGTGATGATAAGTCTAAGGCAGGAGTAGAATATGTTGCTGCAGGATGTTTCGGTTACTTGGCTGCCAACCAGCATGGAGAAGTGCGCTTGATTGTGGATCCTTACACAAGAGCTAAAGAAGATGTGGTTCAAGTGACACTGAATGCTGATTGGAGCTTGACTACATTGCGTACTGAGGCATTTGCGTTATATGCAGGAAAGTCTCTGTAGGCGGTTAATAATATAAAATTAAGCGGAATACATGGATTTTTCGTGTATTCCGCTTGAAATAAGCGGAGGTTTCTTATGGGATACATGAAACGTATGTATGAAAGCAAAGGGAGTCGCGCCATATCTGGGGTGGTAATGACATTGGACGCTGACGATGTTGTAAAGATGCTTGATAAGATGCTATCTGAAAAAGCATTGAGAAAAAAAGATGTAAAAAAGATGATACGCCAAGAATTGGCGGACGTGAGGAAGGACGTGAGGAAGGCTGCTAAGAATGCTATGAAGAGTGATCCGAGACGCGCTTATTTGGGTGTAAAAACAATGGTATATAAAACAATATTTGGTGGTAATGTAAGTTTGTTCAACCCTAAAAAGGCGGGAGGTATGAGGCTATACGAACAGCCGAAGGGAGGAAGATCGGGTATAAGACGTAGAAGAAGAATCAGCGAGCGTACTATACAGATCAATTCGTATAGAGGGAAAGACAGGGCGTTTATATTGCGTTTTATAAACGATGGAACAGAAAAGAGAACTGCATATACAAAAAACAGAAGCAAAAACAATAAAACGGCAAATCGTGGAGAAATAAGAGGAATGGGATTTTTTTCGGTGGCGACAGGGTCAATGCAGGAAGCAAGTAAGAGGATATCATTGAGAGTGGCGGATTTGATTGCCGAGGTTGCGGAAGGGAAGTAATTAATTAATTAATATTATTGGATATGAGCATATTAACAGGTAAATTTTTGGTGGAGAAATTGCAGGAATCAAGCGAAATTTCTAATAGTATAGGTGACAGGATCTATCCGATAGTTATACCGAATGGGAGTGTATATCCATTCATAGTATATGATGATAGTGGACAGGGAGGAGATGAAACGAAGGATGGCCCTGCAAGTGACAATGTATTATGTACGGTGACGGTAGTGGCAAAAACATATAATGAGGCTGTGACATTAGGACAGGCCGCGAGAAAGGCTGTCGAAGGAAAGACAGCATGTTATGAAGATTTTGATGTGAATGAATGCGTTATTACAACATGGGTGAAAGGATATGATGATCAATTGCCTGCATTCACGATTAGTCTGAATTTTGAGATAAAGACAACGAATTTTTAATAAAAAAATAGAATTATGAAAGCAAAACCTTTGAACGGAAAGGACTTTATGATTTTCGTTGCCGGAAAGGCTACGGCTTTGGCGACAAGTCACAAACTGACACTGACAGCGGAAACGGGAGACGCTGCAAGCAAGGACGATGGAATGTGGGATGAATCGATAGTTACGAAGATGGGGTGGGAAGCGTCTACGGAGGCATTGGTAAGTGCTGATAAGAACATAGAGAGCTTTGACTCTCTTTATGACACATTTATTGCCGGTGAGCCTGTTGATATTATATTGGGTGTTCCTGCCAATCTGACCAATGATGGTATTCCGGAAGATGGGTGGACATCCCCGGCAACCAAGGCCCAGCAGATATACTATAAGGGGAAAGCTCTTATAACATCTCTTGACCGCACAGACGCGAAAGGCAGCAATTCTACTATGACTGCGCAGTTTAAGGGACAAGGAAAACTTGAAAAGGCAACAGGTAATGGTTGATGGTATGAGGAAAGTAAAAATTAATGGCGTGGAGTATACATTAAGGTATACTCTGCGCGCCTTATTTATATATGAGGAAATTACCGGGAAGTCTTATTCCGGTGACAGGATGGTTAACAGTTATATCCTGTTATGTGCTATGCTGATGGCGAATAACAAGGATTTTCCGTTAACGTTTGATGATGTGATAGACGCATGTGATTTAGATCCGTCCATTTTCGAAACGTTTTTGGCTGTTTTAGAGGAAGAGAACAAGAGAATCGGTATGATTGTAGGGAAAGATGATAAAAAAAAAGCGATGGGAAAGAGAACGAAGAAGTAAGTGTGATAAGGTTGTATGAAGAAGTTGTCGGTCGTGGAGGGATATCACCTGATTACTTCTTTGACAGTATGACTTTTAACGAGTGTGCTGCATTTATAAGGGGGATGAACCGGAAGGAGCAGGAGGCATGGGAGCGCACAAGGATGATGATGTATACTATCGCACAAGTGAATTCTACGGAAAACCTCACACCTGAATTGCTGTTCCCATTTCCATGGGATGAGGAACGGGAACCGATAGAGATAGATGAGAATGAGCTGAAAGAATTGAGAGAACGAGCAAAAAATATGGAATATGGCAAGTAATGCGATTGTAAGATTGTTGTTTAACACCGCTGATTTTGATAAGAACATCAGAAGGGCGAAAGGTGAGATAGGGAATTTTGAAAAAAGCATAACAAGTATGGCCGGCAAGATAGGACCTGCTCTAAGTGGTTTTGCTGCTTTCGCTGGTATATCGGTAGCCATTGGGGATGTGGTAAGGACTTCTATGGAGTTTGAAAAGTCGTTATCCTCTTTGAAATCCTTAACAGGTGTGACAACGCAGGAGCTTTCGTTTTTTAAAGATGAGGCTATCCGTTTGGGTAGTACCACCACGCAGACTGCATCTCAGGTGGTAGATGCTTTTAAGCTGATGGGGTCTCAGATCCCATCTTTATTGCAAAATAAAGAAGCTTTGGTACAAGTAACCGAAAGTGCTATAGTTCTTGCCGAGGCCGCAGAAATAGATGTGCCGGAAGCTGCCAAGGCATTAGCTGGTTCTTTAAATCAGATGGGGACTTCCTCAAGTCATGCTGCTGAATATATCAATATTTTAGCGGCAGCATCTCAACAAGGCTCTGCTGATATCCCATATCTGAACAAGGCTATAGAGAATGCCGGTGGTGCTGCATCTTCTGTAGGTGTACAATTCAATGAATTGGTAGCCGCGATAGAGGCTATTGCTCCTAAAATAACGGATGCCGGCAGTGCGGGAACTAATCTGCGTAATATATTTCTTACTTTGGAAAGTAGTGCGGACAAGAACTTACGTCCTTCCGTGGTCGGGTTGTCACAAGCTGTGGAAAACCTTGCAGCAAAGCACATGAACGCTACGGAAATGACGAAAATGTTTGGTAAAGAGAGCGTAACGGCTGCTTTGGCGCTCGTTTCAGAAAAAGATAAGTTTGTAGAATTGACTGGAGCGATAACGGATACTAATACGGCGTTTGAGCAGCAAAGGATAAATAATGATAATGTAGCAGGCTCTGTGAAGGGATTGCAATCAGCATGGGAAGGATTAATCTTGACGGTAAATAATTCTAATGGCATATTAAAAACTTCAATTGATATGTTTACAAACCTTATTACTAAGGCTAAAGAATGGTTTATGACCGAAGAACAGCTAAGGAAAATGCGTAGTAGCGAAAATGTTCCTTCGGTTGTTTTAGAAAGTAATCAGCGGATTAATAAGTCTGTAGCTGGAGGAATGACTATGGAGCAGGCTTTAAGTGAAGAGTTGAAAAGGGCTAATGAATTATATCCAGAAGCTAATAGCTACCAGGTGAGATTGGAGGCTTTAAGTAGAAGGCAAGCTGAATACGAGAGAGCAAAGCTGCTTAATGTAAATGGGTATGCAAAAAAAGAAGCTGAGGCCGTAGGAGAGGCGAGAAAATTGCTGGAAATATCTCAAAAAGAGTATACGGAAAGACAGGCTATTTACGATAATATAAAGGCACAACGTGAAGAAATGGTAGTTATTGCCGCAAGGCAAAAAGAACTAAATATAAATGGAACTATACAAAAACCATTAAAAGAAGCAGAAAGCCCTATTGGCTCATTGGCTGAACTTGATAAAAAAATTAATGAGGCACAAAAGAAGTATGCTAATGCCGCTAGTGATGAGGCTAGACAAGCTGCCGCAAAGACTTTGGATGAATTAAAAAAAAGAAAAATAACAATAGAGTTTCAGGCAAGATTCCCCAATGCTCCTGAGTTTGTAAACGAAGGTGAAGGAAGAGGAAGCTTATTAAGTTATGCTAAGATGTTCGAAAAAATGCCTCAAAAGATTAGTCCGATTACAAGAGATGATATAAAGTCAAACGAAGATTTCGCAGATTCGTTAAGTGCCATAGGTAACGCATTTGGTAGCATGTCTTCAATGGCTGATGGTGCCGCCGGTTCTATCCTGTCTTATTTTGGAAACTTAATGAGCTCTGTGGCTGCCGCGATTCCGGCTATTGATGCTCTTAATGCAAAGAAAAAGGAAGAATCTGTGGCTAATACGAAAGCAGCCGTAACCGGTGCCGCTTCGTCTGTGGCTTCTATTCCGTTTGTTGGTGCGGCTTTGGCTGTAGCCGCCATAGCTTCGGTTTTGGCTGCTTTAGCCAATATTCCCAAATATGCAACAGGTGGTATAGTGGGAGGATCATCATTTTTCGGAGATCACATGATAGCACGGGTTAACAGTGGCGAGATGATATTGAATCAGTCCCAGCAAGGTAAGCTGTTCAATATGATTAACAATGGTGGATCCAATCACATAACGGTAGACGGTGAGGCACGGGTAAGCGGTAAGGCTATGTATATAACAATAAGGAATTACATGAAGGCTAACAATATAAAGTGGTGATATGGGGCAGAGATATAACATACATTTTAAAAATTACAGAAACACAGCCTATGATGTAAAGGTCTATATTGATGGCTATGTGGGACAGGTGACGGAATTACTGGGCGCAAGAAGCGCATTTGTCGTAGAGGGGAACGATGAGAACTTTGTATATGAGCCGATAAGAAGTTCTACGGCAACATTGACCCTTCTTGGTAGTGATTTACTTCTAGACCTGTTTAGCATTAACAACCAGTATGCACCGGTTAAGTTGTTCAAGGGTGACAAGTTAATGTGGACGGGGTATATTGTTCCGGAGCAATTTACGCAACCTTATAAGCCTACACCGGACAATATCAGTATTGATTGCATAAGCGCAATAGGAACGCTTGAGAATATACAATATGAGAAACAGACAGAGAATGGATTTATAACGGCGATAAACCTCTTAAGGTACGTTATAAGATCAGCTAATGGGGGATATGAAAAGATATATATACCTTATGTCTATGGATCGTCAGAAGTGAATTATTCGACAAAGAAAAACATATTCGATGAGATAACTATCGCAGAAGAAAACTTCACCTCAGAAGGGATGATGTTGGACGAGGTACTGGAGTATTTTTGTCGTTTTTTTAATTGGACCTTATACGATTATGAAGGTAGCCTGTATTTTGTTGATGCAGATTGGAAAGGGGAATACTTTTCATATGGCGAGGATCTTGTCACTTATGAGATGGTTACTCCAAACACTGTATTGCTTCAGGATATCGGCTTCGGTGGTAGTGATCATACAATAGATGTGCTCCCCGGATATAATAAGGTTACCGTTAAGGCAATAAATAATGTTTTTGATGAATTGGTGGATGATGAGGGATTTGATGTGAGTGATATGTATGGGAGCTTCACAAACTTGACGGATAAGAGGAATGATAACAAATACTATAAGGTGGAGAATGTGCAAGGGTTGACATTAGAACGATGGGAATCAATAGCATATGGTGATAATGGAGAGATTTCACAAGATGCCATCCCTGTAATGGGTGCTAATTTAAATTATAATATGACTGGCGGTATGACCGCATACAGAGTCGGGGAGGCTGATATAGATTTTAAGGGATGGGATGGATTAACTCCGTTGTATACAATAATTTCGGAGAATTACACATGGAGGTCTTTATTGAGATATAGGATAATTAGTACGGCTGTAGGAAATCCTATATTAAGAGTGGGAGGCGTGACAGCTGTCTATAAGGATGCAGCGATAGGAATTTCAGCCGATATTTTATTTACAACGAATTACGCAGAGCCTAATAAGGTGACAATCACGGAAGATCATGTGTTACGGTTTAAATTACGTATTGGCGATCATTACTGGAATGGAAATAAATGGCAAAATAGCGAAACCACATTTACGATAGGTATAGGAGAGGTGGGTGAGGAAGTGGAACGAACCAAACTGCGTGCAACGAAAAAGGCAGATATGCCGTATGAGGGGCTTACGGGATATGTGATTGAGTTCCCGGATTCTGTGCCACTGACGGGGAAATTTGAATTAATCCTGTATGGTACGGATTACCCGTATCAGAATGATAAATATATAAAAGTAGTTGATATAGAAAATCTAAGAGTTGCCTATAAGAAAAAAGACGGAGTTGTAGATGAAGGTGAGAACGGGGATCGTGTATACGAGAATGTAGTCAATGAAAAATTTATGTCCGAACTTGACGAGATAGAATTTGGCATAAGTAGTTATAATGAAGACGGGGCAACATATAGCAAAGCTCTTTTAAATGGCAATTTTTTAACAAACAACTTGTATTCGGCAATAGAAGGTACGCTTGTACGCCCCGAAGAAGCGTTGATCAGGCGTATAATTAACCGATATCGGGTAACCAAAATCAAGTTAACTCAGGTATTAAAAAACAGTGATCTCATTCATCCTTTCACGGTTTTGTATGACAATTCTATGGTTAGTAAGAAATTCATGCTGTTAAGTGGTGTATGGGATTACGAGCAGAATACAGTAACATTATCAATGATAGAGAATGGCGATAATGTCAGATATAAGAATCATAAGTAGGGTAGTACCGAGGGAGCGTGATGGGAAGTATGTTCCCCGCTCTGTAACTATTATACAGGGTGGCGGTGGCGGCGGTGATGTCACCAATGCCGATCATGCCAATTCCGCATATACGCTGGATGAGGACACACCTGTACAGAACTGGTTCTTATCCGCATTGAACGATGATGATGCGCAAGGCATAATCAATTTTCTCAAAGGTCTGAAAATAGCCGGGAATCTGATAAACCGCATTGTGAAGCAGGGTGACAAGGATGTTGCCTACACCGATGAAGACGTGATGAGCGCATTGCGTGTAATGACTGAGATAGAGAACAGTGCGGAGAAACTGAAAGAGATATTCTTGCGGAAGGACGTGGCGGATTCCACTAAGTTCCTTCTCAGCATGTTTGCCGGTGCTGTTTTCGGGAAGAATGGTTTTGCAAGCGGCTTGACCGGATTCGGAGCCAAGATATTCGATACAGGGCATGGAGAGTTTGAGAGCATGTTTATACGCCGGTTCCTTGAAGTCCCCGAATTAAGATACAATCGTGTGATGATCACACTGGGTGACAAGTGGCGTGCGCCCGGAGCCGGCATTATAGAAACAGTAGATACAGGAACCAAAACATGTACGCTTAAGCTGGAAGATGGTGAGATTGGTGCTGTCGCAGTAGGTGATATCTGTATGGGTATCTATCATAATATCACCGGGAATGCTACGGAGGATTATGACGATGGGAAGGGCAACAGACGTTTTGCCGGATTCTGTACGGTCTATTTCACAATCACGGAAGTCACAGGTAAAAGAAACGAAACATTCAAATACCAGTTGCGTCCTACATCTTCATCGTGGTCTTCTTCTTTCGATCCGTTTGAAATGATGAATTTCGTAGTATACGGTAACTTTACCAATGCAGACCGTCAGACCTCAGTCTACGAAACGAGGACTTACACCCGTATGTTGTGGAAGCAGAATACATGGGAGATCTCCGCTGCCAATGTTGCCCTGCAATATGGAGACCTTTCCAATCTGAATATATTCGGATTGAACATGGATGGTTACTCCATGTATCTGAATAATATATATATGACAGGTATTATCAAGCAGATAAAGCCGGACGGAACACCTGTACAGACTTTGAATTTCCGTGAGGAAGGCTATATACCTGGCGTACATTACGATTACTACGACAGCTTGTCTTATAACGGAAGCATGTGGGCGTGTATCAATGAGGATGGTTCGTCTGCTGCACCGGGATCTAACGGCGATTGGCTGGAGATTGCTTCTAAAGGTGATACGGGAACACCGGGGGCACCGGGAAAGGACGGTATGAGCGTGACCAATAGCGGTCCGTGGTATTCCGGCTTGGTTGTTCCCAAAATGAGTATCGTTACAATGGGAGGAAGTTCGTTTCTTTCTAAAGTATCCACTACCAATCCTCCCTTATGGTGTTGGACTGACAATGCCGGCAACCGGTTTACTTACAATGATGGCGGATATGTGCTGACGGGTGAGATAAATACCGATGAATATGAACTTTTGGTTCAAAGCGGAAAGGACGGAAGCGATGGTACCAGTTATGAGAGGGTATTCATCCATACTACAACAGAGAGTAAACCTGCCACTCCTTCCACGTCACAGACGGACGATTATGTGCCTTCCGGCTGGCATGATAATCCTGTAGGTGTTTCCAGCTCTCTGCCTTATGAGTGGATCAGTGAGAGAGAGAAGAAAAACGGTATATGGAGTGAATTCAGTGCTCCTGCCCTTTGGGCGAAGTACGGATTTGATGGTGCTGACGGTGCTGAGGGCGTAGCCGGAACGAGCATCATTTGGAAAGGTGATTTTTCCTCCGCTCCTTCCAATCCTCAGAACGGGTGGGCATACAAGAATACCACTGATAAGAAATCATATGTATATCAGGATGGACAGTGGTATCAGATGACTATTGACGGAATTGATGGGAAGAACGGGAAAGACGGATTGAGTATTGTATGGAAAGGAGATCTCCAAACACCTCCTTCCAATCCTCAGACCAACTGGGCATACCGGGATACCAATAATGGTCGTGTATATATATGGAACGGAACAGCATGGGCATTGATGGTTGTGGACGGATCGGACGGTGCTGATGGTGCAGCCGGTTCTGACGGATTGAGCGTGTTTATAACTTATAATGACAGCAATTCCCAACCTTCTGTACCTACCGGGAACGGTACTACTGGAGGATGGCATACAAATGCGACAAGTACCGCCATATGGATGTCACAGAAGGTTGCTGCGTCCGCATCTGACGGAGCATGGGGTACACCGATAAAAATCAAAGGTGACAAGGGTGACGGTTACACCCAGATGGGGCAGTTTAGGACTGGTATGGTTGTTCCTAAGATGGGTGTCGTTTCGATGGGTGGCGGCTCTTATGTAGCCAAGGTATCCACTACCAATCCTCCCTTATGGTGTTGGACAGACAATGCCGGTAATCGGTTTACTTTCAATGATGGTGGCTATTGCTTGACGGGTGATGTGAACACTGCCGAATACGATGTATGGGCTGAGAAGGGCGAACCCGGTAAAGACGGTGTGGATGGTAAACCCGGTGAAGATGGCAAGGATGGTGTACAAGGAATACAGGGATGTATCATACGGGATTCTGAATGGACAACCGGGGTGACGTATAGGAATGACGAATCCCTTACGAATGGCACGAGATATATTGATATCGTGATGGTAAGAAATAATAGTGCGGTAGACGGATGGGATGTGTATAAGTGTATCAAGACGCATACATCCTCATCTTCCATAACCTATACCAATACCACCTATTGGACGGAATTAAGCAATGTTGGTCCTATTTATACCAGCCTGATAATAGCCAAGAATGCCAGTCTTAATTTCGTCCAAGGCAATGAGTTATTGATAAAGGATTCGAATAATAATGTCGTAGCCGGTCTTACAGGAGGAAGCAGCAAGGAAGCTGGTACAACACCTATAAGGATATGGGCTGGAGGTAAGGTTCCGGGAAACGCTCCGTTCCGCGTGGATCAGAATGGAAATCTTGTCGCAACGAAGGCGAATATCGGGGGTACGGTAACCGCCACTCTTCTCTACTCACCGGGAAGTGATATGGATAGTCTGGCTGATTCGGAAGGCAATATGACCGTGAATCCGTCTACTCAGGGATCTACGCTCTTCTCTGCTGACGGTTTGGGCGGAACCATAACTCTTCCTCCTGCATCATCATGGAACGGATTGAAACTGGAGTTTGTGGTTGATATGACATCAAGGGCGGCCAAGAACCCGGATAAATACAAGGCTACGAACTATTTCTGCGGACTGGTGGGAGCTTACAATAACAAAACAGAAATTCAGATGGCAAGGCCTTATGTTTTGGAGATGAAGGCTTTTAATAACCATTGGTATATAACACGTATGGATTTAATTAAGTAAACGATATGATATTACAAGCAGGTTATGGTTGTTATCTGACACAGGTTGAGGATATGCCTCTGTCGGAACGAAGATTTGAGAATCAGGTATTGATAAACAGCCCTGAGGATGTGGCTATGTGGAAAGAAATCACATCAAAGCAGAAGAATCAGATGATTGCCGAAGCGTCCTTCATCGATACGGGAACGATAGATGTTGAAGCACTTGATCGTGTGGATACACTATTAAACGATATTGCGGCAAACATTAACAATGCCGGGCTTACTGTAGAGGAAGCATTGGCGAAGAAAGAGTACTTCCCCGTATGGGAGGATCTGATAGGTACGGAGGTTGATGTGCAGTTCCGCTTCCGCTATGGCGGCACGCTCTATGAGGTCATACAGAAACATACACCGCAGGAGGACTGGAGGCCGGGAACGGGTACGGAATCCTTGTACAAGGTTGTGCAGATAGAGCACTCCGGCACACTGGATGATCCTATACCTTGGGTACATAACATGGTGCTGGAAGAAGGCAAGTATTACACCGATAAGGAAGTTCTTTATCTCTGTATCCGTGACAGCGGAATAGGTATGGCATTCGACTTGGAAAATCTTGTTTCGGGTGGATATGTTCAAGTGGTAGAAAATCAAGCAGTAATAAATAATTAAAAAAAATACGATTATGGCAGACAAAAAATTAAATCAAGTATCGCAGTTGACGGACTTTGATTATGCGTTGGTTGTAAAAGGGAATGACGTGGCAAAAGTTACAAAACAGCAGCTAGCTACAATACTGGGAGAACTGATTGGTACTGCAACACCGAAGAAAGATGGATTAATGTCAAAAAAAGATTACTCAAAAATAAATATTGTATTATACACTGGCATGTATGGCAATCCGGATAGCGGTCCCAAATTATATAAATTATTCAGATATGGATACAACTCAAAAGTTTTCGGCATATTGTTATCTCAGACAGATGATAAGCTGGCTGGTATATATACTTTAGCATTAAGAGAGACAGATATTAATCAAATACATAACATTAATGGTGTAAATGAAGATGAAAAATGCAGATTCTTTTACAAAAAAGAATCTGACGGTTATACAACTTTTTATATTTTGGCCATTAGGGATTCAAAAACCATAATGTTCAACAATGTATCAATGTACGGGAATGTTTTTATTATCAAAGAAGAAATGTCTTCAACAGATGTTTCCGACCTAATTGAAATCCCTATATCTTAACAAGAATTTGGAGATTTTGTACTTCTGGGGGGACTGATAGGTGTTGATAACACTATTATTAAAAATAAAAATAGTAGAGTAACAGATTTTAATAAGGCAGTGGAAGCAGGCGTATATCAAGTCAATTTAACTAATAACATACCTCCTGAAGCTAATGGACCAACCAGTGTTTATGGTAATGGTATACTAATTGTTTTTACATCAATTGAGTTTATTGGTCAAATATATATTCCACTTATGTACTTAAATATTGATAACATTTATATAAGAGAGCGTAATAGTAGTGATTGGTTTAAATGGAGAAAATTTAACGGAACGGAGCTTTAAACTTCCTTCTGGGGGGACTGATTGGGATAAATGATACGTGGATAAGAAGAAAATATGCAATAAAAGACTGCAACACAGCTGTAGCCGGAGTTTATAATGTGGATGATACCACAACCGAGAACTTCCCTACAGGAGCATATAAATATGGATCATTACTTGTGGTGAACTCTGGCTTTTTTGGTTCTCAGTATTTTGTTCCTGACAATTTTAATGTAGATCCATACATATATATTCGGTCTATTGGTAACAATGGAAATACTTTCAATAAATGGGCTAAAATTAAAGTAACAATTATAACATAGATATTCTTCATGGAACGACCTGGGGGGACTGATACCGCTTGCGTCAGAAAATAATAACGGCTTAATGAGCGCATATTATAGCCAGAGTATTACTCGAATGAACGGTTATGGTGAAGGAATAAGTATGTCTTTAGACAGATTACCTATTGGCTTTTCGTATCTAAATGTTGTAGACAGTTCGGATTTTCCAAGTAAAAGCGGAGCTGTTTTAAAATTCAAATTTGGTGCAACAATGTATCTTCAGGGATGGTTTATGAATGGATTTTATGTTAGGTGTATAAGAGATGGGGTTGATACAGGATGGAAAAAAATTACGACATCATAAAGTACAAAAATGCTTCTGGGGGGACTTCTACAGGTTTCTTCAGCTGGAACAATTGATTTAAAGTCTGGTGTTAGTGTAACAATGAATTTGAAAGAGGGAATATATGCGTTTTATGATAATTATGCAATATCCGGCTTCATCCTAACAGTTTCAAGTTCTCTATTCACCAATAGGAGCGTAATTATTGCAGGTGATAAATCACCCTCTTTATCTATTGAGTTTGGTTCAGATGGTGCAACTTTTCAGTCTAATATTAACCGAATGCTTAATTATAGGCTATTAGCGTATTATAAGTGATTTGTCGTATCGGGTGGCACCGGTTTGTACCGGACCACCCGTTTTTTATACCAAAGATACGGTTCGCCAATAATCCCAATTAATCGCCAACAGGCAGAAAATCTTGTCTAAATTCCTACCTGTGTGAGCGTACTAATATCTATATCTACTTTAGTTGCTGAAATGGCATTATAAATCGGTATGCGGTTGGCAAAATATGCTATAGCGTATCCCCATCCACTCACGTAAACATAATAATTGTAATCATTATCTCTATACATTCTTATTGATGACGGTCCAGAATTATGCGTAATACATAACCCATTACCACCGCCATGCATACAGATAATAGAGTAGTCATCAACTACTTCCGAATTACCTTCACCAACAATCTTAACAACCAAATTTAAATTCCTCATAAAATCAATCCTATATAAGGTTGCAGATCCTCTACCTTCTGCCATCCTTATATAGTTTTCATTTTGCAGAAGTTCTCCCAGATCGAGATTATGAGATTATTTCTGTTAAAAAATAATGTATCTTATCCTTGGTGTTCTTGCTTCTGATGTTGTCATATTCAGATTTAATCCTTCATCAGATAATTTGTATGTTCCTCTTAGCTCCCCTGAAATTATACTATATTTTATCGCATTACTTTGGGTTGCAGATAAAGAGATGACTACAGTATATCCTCCATCTGAAATCGATAAAAGGCAGACTTCACCTAATGCCAATGTTACTAAAGTCACAACTGTTTCAGTTGATATATTTATGTTTTTTGATACCGATTTTATGTTTGGTATTGGCAGAAGTCCTCCCAGAAGTACAAAATATAAGAGCTTAAGTTATAATTTCTATACAAAAACACCTTCGTATTTTGCCCATTTTCCCCAATTATCTCCTAATTTTTGTCTTATATAAAAAACATTATCATTCATCGGAATGTATATTTGAGTTATAAACAAACGCCCAAAAACCAATAATCCTCCCCATGCCCTATGACCGTTAGGGGTATCTCTGTCAGTTAATCTGTCGTCAATAGTATAATATCCAACCTCAGTTGCCGATGCAAATGATGTTGGATATCCTTTATCTCCTAACATTTGATTTATCCCTAACAGTTCTCCCAGAAGCATTTTTTGTGGTTTATTTTGTAAATGCAGAAGAATTTTTTTAACTTTAAAAACAAAAAGTTGAATATGTTAGAGAAGATCAGATACCGTTTGGTTTATAACCGACAAAACAAGTTAAATCGACAAGGGACAGCCCTAGTCCAAATAGAAGCCTATTTGAATCAGAGAAAGGTATATTTTAAAACCAATGTTTATCTAAAGCCGGAGTGTTGGAGTAAGGATGGTGCCCAAGTAATCAACCACCCGCAATCGAATGAGCTTAACGCAATGCTATACGAAAAAATACTGGAGTTGCAGGCTATAGAACTTAGCTACTGGAAAAGAGGGCTTGAATCAAACCTTTCCACGTTAAAGGAGGCTGTAAAAAAGGGAATTAAACCAGTTGTGTCGTTTTTAAAGTTTGCGATATAAACGATAGAGAATTCTGATAGAAAACCGGGAACCAAGGATAACATGCTGGGCACGGTAGCCACTTTGAAGGAATTCCGGAATGTGATAGAGTTTACCGATATAAACTATACGTTTCTAAAGGAGTTTGACGCATTTCTGCGCAACAAAGGATTGAAGGTAAACACGGTAGGAAAACACATGAGAATACTGCGTACCTTGGTTAACGAAGCAATAAACGAAGGTTATATATTACAGGAGGCATACCCTTTCCGTAAGTTCAAGATCAAGAAAGAGAAGAAGGAACATAACTTCTTGATGCCCGCAGACTTGGAGAAGCTGGAGAATCTTGAACTGCCGGACAGGAAGAACAACAGCCGGCACATACTGGACGCATTTCTCTTCTTGCTGCTATTGCGGATTAAGATTCTCTGATTTCAAGCAATTGACTTATAAAAATCTCGTAACAGTTGACGGAAAGGAATGGCTAGTTATGAATAGCATCAAAACAGGCGTAAAACTCAATATTCCGCTATATCTGCTGTTTAACGGAAAGGCACTGGGTATAATGCGGAAGTACGACAGCATCGAACAACTGGCTGCATTAGGTTGCAATTCGGACACTAATCGGACATTGCAGAAATTGGGAAGGATGGCGCGTATCAGCAAGAAATTTACCTACCATACAAGTCGTCATACTTGTGCTACTCTGTTGGTTCACCAAGGCGTTCCGATAACCACCGTCCAAAAACTCTTGGGGCATACATCGGTCAAGACAACAGAGATATATTCGGAAGTGTTTGATGAAACGATCATCAAGGATCTGACAAGGGCTAACCAGAAGTATTCTAAAAGTATAAATGTAAAACAAAATCAAATAAAATCTCAAAAATCCCCGGGAAAATATCTCAGGCAGTAGAAATCTATAAAAGCTATCTGTTTTATACTTGTTTTTCCGATCCCATTCCATAACATTCGTTTCCTGTCAATAAATATACAAACTCGCCAGTCTTGCCGTTCTATAATTCTCTTCATTCATCTTGCAAGTAAAAAATATTGCATTAATGGCAATTTTTTAAGAAGATTGGTTTTTGTTTCAACATTGGCTTCTTATAACTAATTAATATAGTTTTCTTTTTGTATTTCGTTTATCTTTGTTATTGTCTTTTCGGGAGAATGGATAGAGAGTAGGGCGTGGATTGAACGGCTGCTGTGCTTTTCGCTGGCGGTCGTTCTTTTTTTGTCATACAAAATAAAGGTTAGTTTAAAAATCGGGTAATCCAAAACGTGTAATTGATGGTATTAAAAAAAGGATAGAAAGTCATATAAATTATTGCACAATGAGAAAGGAGACAAAAGAAAACATTCAGTATTCAACCGCTGCGGGGATGCTTGTACTGGGAGCGTCCTTGGCTGTGGCTGGCTTTGTGTGCTCGGAACCTATGGGTCAGATACACGACAGTGTATTGTGGTTGTTTGCTCAATGTCTGTTGTATGCCGGTAGTGTTTTTGGCATCAGCATCTATATTAACAGCCGGTTTAATAATTTAATAGAGCAAATAAAAGAGAAGGAGGGAAAGAAATGAAGAGTTTACCAAGAGGTTTGAGAAACAACAATCCGGGTAATATCCGCATAACAAAGGATAAATGGCAGGGATTGAGAGAAAAACAGACAGACAAGGAGTTTTTTCAGTTTGTAGAGATGAAATGGGGTTATCGTGCTTTAATCCGTACATTGCAGAATTACAGAAGGAGACACAACTGTGTTTGTATTGCAGACTTTATTACAAGATGGGCCCCACAGACAGAGAATAATACAGGGGCTTACATCAGACGGGTATGTCAGGATATGCAGGTACCTTCAGTATATGTTCCGGACATTGAGGATAAAGATACGATGTGCTCTTTGGCTGCTGCTATATCTTATGTTGAGAATGGTGTTCCTGCCGTAATGGAGGATATCTATAAGGGATGGGACCTGCTATGAAACTAAGGATCTATATATGGATTGCAGTAGGGATAGCATTGCTATTGCTGTTTGGGTCATGCCGGAGTATAAGGTATGTCCCGGTAGAAACTATAAGGACTGACAGTCTTTATCTTACTGTGTATGAACGTGACTCTATCCACATTAAGGATTCTGTCTATATAAGAGAGAAGAACGATTCAGTATTAGTTGACAAATGGCATATAGTCTACCGTGACAGGACAATTCGCGATACAGCCTATATAGAGAAGGAGAAAGAGGTAGGGGTTCCCTATCCTGTAGAGAAGGAATTAACATGGTGGCAGAAGACGAAATTAGAACTAGGAGAGTTATCTATAGGTATTATATTAGTATTACTAATCGTAGTCATTTGGTTGATAAAAAAGAAGGGAGGTGCAAGATGAGATAGAAAAATCAAGTATTATCCGCCACAGGTAGAAGTGTGGTCTATAATAGAAAAACTCATATAATAAAAGTGATTCTTTTGCGGCTTAGAAAAAAAAGAAAGCCGCCTCCTGAAAGGATTGACAGTCGGATAAGGAGATAAACACCCGTGGTGTTGTTGCGGCCTTCATTGGCAATAACAAACACTTCGGGTGTTTTGTTTTCAAAAACCGAATAAAAATGAAATTAGAGGAACTGTATAAGGATATAATAGGTGTTGTGTGTGATGTTACCGGTCTTGTTGAGGCTGACATATTAGCCAGTAATAAAGAGGAATGCGCCGATGCAAGGTATCTACTGGTCATGGCGTTATCCAAAATGCTGACTGACCATGAAATTGGCAGATTCATCAACCGTACCCGACAAGGTGTATCGTTTATTCGCTCGAACCGGCAAAAATTAAGGAAATGGACAGTTGCAAGCAATTGGAAAGTAATTAGCAAGTATATAGCAAGTGATTACTTTATCTGCAAGTGACTTGTACGGACATTTGTGAGCGGTCAATATTGACCGTAATTCCAAAATTATAAGTTTATGGAAGCAGAAGTAAAGCAAGTAATTAAAGAGAAGGAGTACGTACATGATGAGAATCATGATAAGTACGCATCCAAGGGGCTTGCCGGGACAGCGTTAGGTTTCGGCATCGGTGGTGCCGTTTTGGGAGCAGCCGCACTATGGGGCCGCCGTGGTGGCATTGGCGGTGGTATGCCTGAAAACGTGAATATCAACACAGTCAGTGATGCTATTTCCGGTCGCACCGGTGTTGCTCCTACCGCTTTCCAGGCATGGGAGAAAGGTTGTGATGAGGCTTTGGCGTTAACCAACACCATTTGGGGGCTTAAAGTCAACACTCAGGAGCAGATGTATAATCATCGTGAGATTGACATCAACGAGAAATGGCAGCTTTACAAGTCACAGGTAGAGGGTGATTTCGGTAACTATAAGGTTTCCCGTGATCTCTACGACAACATGAACGACAAGCTGAATACAGCCGCATTCGGCTTGTACAAAGGACAGCGTGACCTGTACGACACACTGAACGAACGTTATTCCGCCAAGTTCTGTGAGCTTGACAAGAAAGTCTACGGAATGGAAGTGGCTAACCTGTATCAGAACAAGATCATACAGATGGGTATGGAAAGTGTCCTGAAGGATAGTATGTGCTATACGGACCGCAAGACCTGTCGTGCAATCTATGGTGTAGTGGGTTTACCGTCAACCCCGACAGTGAACGTACTGGAGGGGGCGAACCCTTACGGATGCAATTGCCGCACTCAGGCAAGCACGGCTCCAAGCGCATAAGGAAGCGTAAAAAACGTTAGTGGTAAGGCCCCTTCGGGGGCGATGCCACTTTCTTTATTAACACTAACAAAAGTATTATTATGGGAATGTTTGAAAGCGATCCGTTATTATCAACAGGCAGAAGTCTGGAAAGTCTGGCACAGGAGAATGAGGCTTATACACAGAAGCTACAGGCGTTGAAACAGATTCCGGGTATCACTCAGCAACAGAGAGTATCTACACCTACCCCGATATGGGATGAGATAGACCGTATTGTTTCATCGCTTAATGATCAGGAGAGAGCTGTTCTTAATAACAACAAAGAATATTATGATAACAGCATGGCCATTCAGGAGATGGTTAATTCAGAGGTCCTTCTTCTTGTCAAGGGCAGAATAGAGGGATCTGCGGAAGGAAAGGCCGTATTGGAGCAGCAGTTGTCATTTGTCAGGAGGACATCTAAGATAGCCAAGGAGGAAACAGCGAGAAGAGATGCTTTATTCCGCGAATACGTTACGGAACATAGCGATATGACATGGCAGGAGTTCATTGACTGGAAAAACGGGAAACCGCAACAAAAATCTAAGAAGTAATGGAGGTTAAGAAGAATATAACAGAACTGAAGGACAAGCTAGCTGACTCATTGCAGCTATGGATTGACGAGAGGATAGATGGGCTTGTATTGAATAATCCTCAATTAAAGGTAGCATCTGTGTATCTCAAGAGAGGGGCGAAGAATTTCCTTGCAAAGCAAAAGGACGGGATGGGTGACATGATAGATAATGCCGCTTTGTTTTTGTGTGATGAGGATGGCAATGTGGATGCGGATTTACTTTTTAACGATATGCTTTCCATGCTTCGGGAGATGGAAGAGATGCCATTTGGTAAGGGCTTTATCCGTGGAACCATAGGAAAGGGGAGTATCCGTTTTGCGCTTCCGGATAATCCGATAACAAGCATTTTATTTGGCAAGACGGGTGCGATTAAGATAACAGATGCGGATTTGATGGAATTAAAGAAGTTGCTAATAGAATAGATTTAATCAAAATGATAGCGTAAACTGAACTTTGCTGTTACAAATAGACAGGAAAAAATACTTAAAAATTCCACTCAAAGTGTCAGCACCCATCCGATGAAACAAAACAAAATGTAACTTTAATATATTTGAATATGGAATACAAGGATTTAATTAAAAACGCAAAGGCTAACGGTGTTGCCTCTGACAAGGCAATGTGGCAGAGCGTGGACGGTCTTAGTGACATGCTGTGTGTGCTGAAAGAGGAACACCCAGCAATGTATTGGGAGTTTATGCGCAAGCAACACTCCATCTTGTACGGTCCGCACTACGATAAAAATTTTGCGGAAATGGATATTGAGAGAATCCGCTATACAGGTCCGGGCGGTGAGAAGAAGAACGGTGCCCATTGGAGTGCTGACCAAGTGGAGGACGCGACCAAGAACCTGTCTTTCCCTTCTGGAACGACAAAGTGGGATAAGTACGTAGCTTTTAATAGCTTTTATTCCGATATGTGCTCTATCTATGACGAATCGCAGATCATCAAGGGTGCTCATAAGTTCTATTTCGCTGACGAGGATGGACCACAAGGTAAGATATGGGAGTATATGACCGCAATGCAATATGGATCGTAGTATAGACATATTGCTGGATCAGTTGGATGATAGGAGTCATTTTGATTTCTGTCGCCTGCTGTCTGTAATATGGTGGAATATGTACTAAAATGGTCCCCGATATATGAAAATCGGGGACTAAATCGGGGACTGTTTACGGTAGTGTATGAAAGGTTTAGATAATAATATCCTCGTTCAAAAGCCATTCAGAAGGCACTAGAACGGGGATAACAGGTTTAACCATCGATATTTAGATTCTCATCGGGTGTACAAATGGAACTGAAAATCAGTGCTTTTAAAGAAAAAGGGACTAATTAAGGGACTAACGGTTAAAAAGGTTCATGGCTTCTTCTTTTGCCTTATCAGCTATGTCGATATATGGTTTCATGGACTTGTAGTCCCTGTGACCTGTCCATTTCATTACGATATTGGGGGCTATGCCCAGCATGAGTGCGTTGCAGATAAAGGTCTTTCTGCCGCAATGGGTTCCTATCAGTTCGTATTTGGGATGAATTTCGTCTATCCTTTCTGCTCCCTTATAATATGTTCTGCATATAGGCTCGTTAATCTCACAGGCTTTGCATATTTCTTTGATGTATTTGTTCATCCTTTGGTTGACCGGCACAGGCAGCGCGTATATTCCTTCTATGCCCTTGTATTTCTCCAGTATGGCCTTAGAATATTTGTTCAGTTCGATTTTTAACGGCTCGTCCGTCTTAATGGTAGTGATGGTAATATATCCGTCATAGATGTCGGCTTTCTTGAGGTTTTTTACATCAGAATAGCGTAGCGAGGTGAAGCATTGGAAACAGAACACATCCTTCGCTAGTTCGAGATGAGGCTCGTTCGGGAATGTGGCATTATATACACTCATGAGTTCATTCCATTCAAGAAATATCACTTTTGCCGGAATGGTCTTTAGCTTCTCCTTGAAAGTGACGAATGAAAGTTCTTTGTTGTATCCTTTTTCTGATGCCCATTTCAAGAACCATTTTGCCAGATTGATATACTTCTTCGCTGTGTAATTCTTCATCCCGGTTTCATTGTCCACTTCTATGCTCATAAAGTAATCCACAAGACGGGATAGTCCTTCATGGGTAAGGTCCGCGAAAGTAAGATCGGGTGCGAATTTCTTTAGGTGGTTCATTGTGGTCTTGTGTCTCTTGTATGTGTTCTCTGACCAACTGTTTTCCTTACCTTGTTCAATGATGAATTGTTGGTAGTAATCGAAGATTGTTTTTTTCTCCTTTTCTACGATTTTCCCATTCCTTTTGTTCACTTCGTCCCGGAATTCGAGAGAAGTGGGTATTTGTCCTGTCTGCTCGAAGAAGAAGAAGGTGTCGTTGACGATTTCTTCAAGACGGTTTATCTCCGAATTGATAGTTGCTGCCGAGATCTTTTTCTTTCCGTGGGTAGTGTTTGGTTTGCATCTTTGGGCTTCGGCTACCCATTTGTTATTGTCTACCCGGTAACCCACGTTGAAGGCTACGGTATTCCCGTCCCACTTGATCCTGTAGCGGAGTTTGGAATCAGGTTTGTCTTTCTCCTTGTCCAGAAGAAAGATGCAGTTTCGTTTGATGTTCATAAGTTTTAAGTTTAGAATGAAAAAATATGGCAGGAATCATAACCCCTGCCATTATTGTTATAAATCTCTAAGCCATTTTTTGCCGCTTTTCGTATGTGACCAGATAACGAGTGCTGAGCCTATGATACTGGTCATTAAAAAGATAATAGTCAATGTATCCATATTATTTCATTTTAAAATTCTGTTTGCAAAATTGGCAAAAATATAAGTGGAGAAAACACCTAATACAATTGTTGCCCAATTTATTTTGTTTGCGGTATTGGTAAATAAAGGAGTTATACCGCCTAATACAAGTGCGGCAAATACCAATTTGGACAAGTCAAAGAAATACGTTGCGAGTTTTTCTCGTCTTGTTTTATTCTTTTCCTTGTTTTCATTCTTTTCTTCCTGTTTTTTACTGTAATTACCCATCATAAACTGTCATTACCTTGCAAATATAGTAAAAAACAAAATTGGTGGTACTTTGTTTTTGCAATTTATAAAGCTGTCTAAATTGTGCTTATTATTTCGTTTAGCGGATGCTGCTTTACTAGCATCATTGCCCATTATAAAAACATAGGTGAAAATTATTTATATGCGCATATATGCTGGTGTTCATTTTTGAGTTGACTGGTTATTAATCTCTTTAATTCCTCTTTCGATATTTTGTAAGAGGCTGATACTTCGTCTTTGGTTTTCAGTGATTTGCTGAATTGCATTTTCTAATAATTCGATTTGTTTTGCTTGGTTGTTGATATGCTGGTTTATCTTCCAATACCAACATAGGAGTTCGCGACCTAAAATAAATACAAGAGCAATTGCAGCTATAATTGTGACTGATAAGATGATTCGTTCCATAATTAATTGATTTTTAATTTAACAATAACGTTGGTGTTATTCGTGGTTGATATTTTGATTATATTCTTTTAGATTGAAATATTTCTTAGAGGCCTTATGCCCGTTGCATTTAACAAGAGTAAGGCATTGTCTTTTTTGTTTGTCTTCATTTTGGTTGACTGGTTCATTTTTGAATTCACCCATCAACCTTTCCAGCTTTTCTATAAATACGTTCATCATTTAAGTATTAGTATTAACTAAACACTAAACGAATATGTTTTGTTTAATTATTATATAAATTAAGCTGTTTTTCTTAATTCCGCAAGAAGGTCTGTAATCCCTTCTAACTTGTCAACTGAAGATTGAGTATTGTTGTCTATACTTTGAAGCCTCTTGTTAACCATACTCATAAATTCAACCAATACGTTTCGGAAGAGGCTTTCTGCTAGAGCTTCTTCCTCCTTTTCCTCATTTTGCGATGAGGCTATAAGCATTTCTCCTTTTCCACGGAGTAGCCATTCAGCGGAAACGTCTGGAAACCTAGACAATATTAAGCAAATAGTATCGCAAGTGATAGAAGATCCTCTACTTAATTGTCTAGATAGGCGATTCTGTAAGGCACTATTGCCATCAGAAAACTTATTAATAGTAATGTCATAATATAAAAGAATTTCATTAATTCTTTGTCTTATAGAATCTTCCATAATTAAATAATTTATAACGATTCTAATTAATCAAATTCAATAAACAATTAAGCGAAATCGCTTGTTTTGTTAATTGAAAACGCTTAACTTTGCATCCGTAACCAATAAAAAGCGGTTGCAAAAGGGTATAAAAATGGCTGTACGACTATTTGCCGTACTATCCAATCCAAATCCGTTGCAAACATAGTGCAGACATTTTTAATATCCTAAGAATCAGATTAAAAATTAGACGATACGGTTTAGTGGTGTTTACCGTAAGTTATTTTAGGATATCAAAATAAAGCTCTTGCTTAGTATCAATCAACACCACACTAGATTGAGAACGGCAAGGGCTTTTGCTTTTAGAGGTTATGAAAAAGAGATTTGTTTTAACAATTGACAAAACTATCGATGGCCAGCATAAGATTAGGCTTGATAACGGTATTGTATGCTACGAACGCAAGACTGATATTGATATGTCGGCTTTTGAGAAATGTGGTGATGTAGATCAGGCATATTTTATGATTACGAAGATATATCATGAATCATATATAGGTGTCAGTCTTGAACTGGTTAAAGGAGAAATTCAACCCTGTGTAAACAGAATAGAGGGGATAAAGGAAGCGATTAAGGATCGTGATTTTGAGTTGAGAAAGGAGATAATTGCCGCTATGATAGGTGATGCCTCCCACAAGGATTTTATAAAGCGTGTGAATTCTATCTATAACTGGATCAAGGAGGGGAAGGTATGATACCATTAGAAAGACGAATAAGCGATGATACCCGGTTGATAGATTTAACCGTAGGCGAATTGAAGGAGTTGTTTGGCAGCTTGATGCCGAAAAATGAAATTACCACTCCTGCCAAAACGGGGCAGAACTTGGTATATGGCATAAAAGGGATAATGGATCTGTTTCATTGCTCTGAAACTACAGCATATCGCCTTAAGTCGGGCGTCATAAAGAAGGCTGTCCGCCAAGTAGGACGAATGATTGTGGTTGATGCTGATCTGGCATTGAGCTTATTCACGGAAAAACGGAGGTGAGATATGGGGCAAGGAAAGAAACGTATTCCAAAGGATTTACAAGAAAAGCTGGATGCGCACGAGGCAAAGGCTGATCTTTACGCACAAGCGATGCTATGTGGTGATTTTGAGAGGAACCGTATCAAGTGGGCGGCAGAACTGGTTAAGATAGCAAGATTACAGAAGGAGATAGACCAGACAATCAAGACAAATCACAGTCCGAGAGAGGGGAAGTATTTATCAATTTAGAATTAAAGTTATGCAGATGAACATAGGAACATTTAAATATTGGCTTCGCATCAAAGGTTATCGTCTTGAATGGTTCGGTACAGGAACGAAGAATAATCCGATAAAGGTAAGAACAAGAAAAAGAGTTTGATTATGAATAAGTTAACAAAATATACATTATTGGTTGTGGCATTGCTTTTATTGCTAGGCATTGCCGGACGATGTGACTATAACGAATCTGTGATCTACAATATGCCGGACAACGTGTATCAGGTTTTAAAAGTAGAGTTGGGTGATCCATCCGACAGCCGGTTAGTTGACGAGTACATGAGCAACCGTAATCATTGGGATAGTTTGGCAATTGATTATCAATTAAAATAATAGAGTTATGAAGTCAGTAGAGACCAAAAAAAACGAGGTAAGGGAAATCACATCGGATATCAGCCGGATGAAAGGTAAGTACCTAGTTTATGATTTGAAGCGTTCATGGAGAGAGGATTTTTTAGACGAAGGTTCAGGCGAGGTGGTGTCAATAGAGCGTAAGGAGCTGATCTACGAAAGAGGAACCCTGTTACAAGCTGAGGAATTGTCAAGAATACAGTTTTTTATGAATGAGGGCTCAATGAGTGAGGTGGAGGTAAGCAATCAGAAACGTATGTCCTACGAGTTCAAGAACACATATATTTATCCATATATGGCACAAGTCGATGTGGAAAATAAGAAAAAAAAATTCCTGATGCTCGCCAGTTCGGTAGATAATGCATTAGAAATCGTGAAAGATTATGTAGAGTTGAATTATACGGGAAGATATCAGGTATCAATGGTGAAGGAGTACGAGAACCATATAATCATAGTAGATACAATGCTCAAGAAACCGCTTGATGATGTGACAAAACTTGCGCTTGACGAAGAGTTGTATTCAAGAGAGGAAAGGGATCAGATATTAAAAGGGGATGATGAGAGCAAACCTGACACATTAAAATTCTACAAGATTAAGGCGAGGGTTTCATTTAGCGACGATGAGAATAAGGATGAGATTTTCCAAAGTTTTATAGTAAATACCTATACTGCTGAAAGGGCTATAATGCTGATTAACGATTTCCTGAGCCGGGAGCAGAACAAGCACGAGAAAGAAGCTGTGGATAAAGGAAACACGTTCAAGCGGAAAGATATTAACGCAGTGATAGAAGAATCGGGAGTAATTCCGGTATATGCCTTTGTTCCGAAAGAGTTTTCGGAAGCATACCAAAGTCAAACATAGGTTTTAGTTTAGGTTTTAGCCGGTGTAGCCTGTGAAGGTGATCCGGCACATGGGGGCTTAGCTCAGTGGCAGAGCGATGGCAGTTAACGGTCAGGGGTAATTAATCTGTTTTTGTTTTGTTTGTGTATGTTTCCATGATACAGACCGGCAAAGCCATAGATCACGGGTTCAATTCCCGTAGCTCCCACAACTTCAAACGGAAGTTTTTATTAATCAATTACTTAACCAAAGCCGCTATTAAAGGGTAGCGTGAGGTGCAAGTCCTCTTGTATGTTATATTCTATATCAATTATTCTCCCGGTGTGGTTTGACCGCCTATCCGGGAACTATTAAAAAAACGAACATGAAAAAGAATGGATTTCCGGATTTATCGAAATACGAAATATACCAAAAAATGGAATCTGATGAATTTATCACATTGGTATATAAGAGAATTCACAAAGATTTCTTGTTGGATATTACCGGTGAAATGGAAACGGTTCCCGAGCTGGGGGATTTGACCATATTTTGGGACCAAGGAAAGGAATGGAAAGCTTATATAGCACTATTGACGGAAAAGGAGTTTGCGGCACAATACCAAGAATACCCGTATAAATCCAGTACCCAGGAATGGCACGGATATGCGATAAGATTCCGTAATCCGGAACAGTTGAACAAAATTATAAAATATAAGCCCAATGTTATCCAAAAAGAAGAAACCGGCAAAAACTAGCAATACAGCGAACTTGAAAAAGAAGCTGGATGCTGTGTTTTCCCAATATATCAGATTAAGGGATATGATACCTAATACTACGGTATTCCGCTGTATCTCGTGCGGTTTAATAAAACCTATCACACAGGCAGACTGTGGCCATTACATCAACCGCCAGCACATGGCAACCCGTTACAGTGAAATAAATTGCAACGCTCAATGCCGCAACTGCAACCGTTTTGATGAAGGCAATATGCAGGGATATAGGAGAGGACTTGTGAGAAAATATGGCGAAAATCAGATATTGATTTTGGAGGCCATGAAATACGAAACAAGGAAGTACACCGCATTCGAGTATGAAGCGTTGATCGCCCATTACAAGAGAGAAGTGAACCGGATTTTGAAAGAACGAAATTTGACGATAAAATGTTTGACCGAATAACTATAAAGGCAAGGATAGATGTGAACGACATAGAGACTATAGTCCTGAAGAACTACCTTAAGGAATGTTCGGAGGATGATGAGATCTACTACAAGTCGTCTGCATACTCCAACTTTGACGGATGTACCATCGAAATAAGGGGTGACACCTTGAAGTGCAGTTGCTCGGTCTGCAAGCTATACCATAAGGGGAAATCGGGCAAACTGGACAACAGCCGCCCGATGACCTTCCGAATGGCAGTAAGGACAATAGAAGAACTGTTGCTCAGGTTGTGCGTAAAAGCGGAGAATGCAGTAGTGACCTATTATGAGATAGGGGTTACAATGAAGATGATCCGTCCGGCAGATGAGTATATAAGACTTGTGGACAGCATAGCGGAACGTACCTTGTGGAATGATGCCAACTATCAGGAGTATCGCCAGAAGACGACCGAGAAGAGTAAGTATTACCGCAAGATATTGAAGATCTATGATAAGACTTACGAGGCAAAAGAGAAGAAAAGGACGGTAGGCAGCAATATTCTTCGCATTGAGACGGTGTACAAGCATCAGTCGGTACCGCTACCCCAATTGATAGACAATGTGTCGCTAAACAAGATGGCTAGGATCTTTTACAAGGACTGGTCAGAGATACGGTTTGAACGGGAGATAATACCTGCTAAAGGTGTCAAGCTATCCCAACTAGAGAAAGCCCGTGAAATACAGAGGATTGGTGTCACGAGATACAAGGAACGGTACAGGACCATGTATATGGAAGGGAAACTCACGAAGAAGCAGTGGGAAACCTTACGCACGTTTGCTAATTCGTGGGATGTGGAGAAAAAGAAGTATACGGAAGTGATGGGTGAATTGGAGCGAGAATTTAAGGAAAAATTACTAAACTGTTTTCAAGCATCATCAATCACGCCAATTATTAAAAAATATAACTAACTGATTATCAAATAATTATATAAAAAGAAAAAGCACCTTATGGTGCGTTGGTAAACGATTGATAATCAATAAGTTAATAATAAAAAGATTTAAAATTAACGGTTTTCGGCAACTTGTCTTATACTGCCCGGAGGGTAGTCGGGACGACTTAAAGAAAGCAGTAAAGAAAAAAAGAAAGGTGAGATTATGAATTGCGAGATAAAGGGAAGAATAACGGTTGACCTTGGTGTTACAAGAAGGGGAGTGACAAGTAAGGGCTTGGATTACGAGATAAGGGAATATGTGATAACCGAGCAGACCCAATTTGGAAAGTCCATGCAGTTTTCGGTGTACAGTGGTGATGGGCCCGTGAAAGATCCTCTGAAGGTTGGTGATGATGTGATAGTGAATTTCAATGTGTCCGCCAAAGAATACACGGATAAGGATGGGAAGAAAAAATGGTTTAACAGTGTACAGGCATGGAAGATACAAAAGTAGCTGTGGTGATCAGATGGAATACATGGGATCGTACCACAATAGAGAAGATGGCTAAGAGATTTGGGTTTGAGCCTTATGTGAGCGTGAATCGTAAGACAGGTGCTCTTATAAAAAAGGAGGATATGGATTTACTCGAAGAATGCGCGAGGCGTGGAATTATCGCAATATCAAAATAACGAAAAATAAACAATATCATGAAACAGAAAACATTTGAAGAAATAAAGGAAGAACTATTACTGCGCGCCAAGAAAGAAGGAGCCTGTCAAATAGGTTATGCGATGGGATTAAGGAGTCAAAGCAAAGCTGATATACTTAAGGCTATTACTGATAACTGGTCTTGGGTGTTACGAACAGCAGGAATAGTAGATGCAGAATATTTAGAAGACAATTTTGCTGAAGAAGATCTTGCGGAAGCTGGTATCTATACACAAAAATACCATGAGGTAACAACGACATCTTTTGCCTGCGGCAGCGCAACAGTGAAGGCCTGCGGCAGCGCAACAGTGAAGGCCTGCGGCAGCGCAACAGTGAAGGCCTGCGACAGCGCAACAGTGGAGGCCTACGGCAGCGCAACAGTGGAGGCCTGCGGCAGCGCAACAGTGAAGGCCTGCGACAGCGCAACAGTGGAGGCCTA